TCTCCAGATTGAACTACAAATTTAGCACCACCATCAAGAACTTGAAGTGATGAACCTGTAGGAATTGGAGCATCTTTAACTAGGTAAATATCATTTGCACCATCATTGATATAAACTGATGCGACAACACTTGATCCTGTTACATTAGCAACTGAAATACCTACAACAGTGTCATAGCTATCAGCAGTAAATAATGTTGCAGCACTTGTGCCTACATCGTTGCTTGTATATCTTCTAAAGTTTTGTGCCATATTTATCTCCTATATTATAATGCGATTGCCATAGCAATAGCGAATCCGTTTGTTGCTAAATTAGATGTATCAACAGCTTCTATATTGTTCCATGATGATCCATCGTAATATTTAAGAACATTTGATGTTGTATTAAAATATAAATCTCCAGCATTTAAAGCATCCCCATCGTTATCCACTGTAGGATCAGAGGCTTTTGCACCAAGGTAAGTATCATCAAAATTATCTGCCGCTAGTTCTGCCGCTGCCTGAGCCGCTTCCGCAGCAGTCTGAGCATTAGAAGCTGAGGTTGCTGATGTAGCCGCATTCGTCTCTGAAGTAGAAGCATTAGAAGCTGAAGTGGCAGCATTGGTTTCTGACGTACTTGCGTTGCTTGCACTCGTTGCAGCATTAGTTTCTGAAGTTGAAGCATTAGTTGCACTCGTTGCAGCATTGGTAGCTGAAGTTGATGCTTCACTTGCTTTTGTTGTAGCAGTCGTAGCAGAGCTAGATGCTGAAGTCGCAGATGATGCAGCTGCGGTTGCACTGTTTGCTGCATTCGTTTCTGATGTTCCTGCATTGGTTTCACTTGTGGATGCGTTAGTCTCTGATGTACTTGCATTAGACTCAGAGGTAGCAGCGTTGGATTCTGATGTGGCTGCAGCTGTAGCTGAGTTTGCTGCCGCTGTCGCAGAAGCTGCTGCATTCGTTGCAGACGTTGCCGCTGTAACTGCATCAATAATGAGTTCAAAGTGATCGGTATCAGTGAGTAAATCACCTGCTACACTATCTGCTGTACAGATATAAACATTGTTGAGTTCATTGGTTGATGTTGATTTAATTAAATCTCTTACGTTATAGTTTGAAGTTGTTGTTGTGGTATCTGTACCTTGATAAGTACCAATCTCTTGAGTAACCGATATATCTCCATTCTCATCAAAAGCTAAAATCTTTCCTGATCTTGTAGTTTGACCTACAGTAAATGTACCTGCATCTTCAGCATTAGAATTAAAGTCATTGGTTTTAGAAAACTTAATAGTACGATTCACTTCTTCTTGAAGTTGTTGAATTGCCATCATTGAGCGATCCAATCCCTCTTCATGGCTCTCCGCAGGAAAAGGATCATTCGCAATATAATCTATTGCTTGAGTTTGCGGGATAGCTCTTCTAAGAACAACTGTAATACCACTTGCAGGAGCAGTGACAAAAGTTACTGTTCCACCATTTGCATTCCCAGCACCTGTCATGGTGTAGTGGGTTGTGATTGTCTGTACAGTTTCTGAACCTGTAGAGTCTGTTCTTAAAATAACCTCAAGATCGCTATTCTCAAATATCTTAAATGTGTAATTAAACGCAGTAGTAGATCCGTCACCTGAGTATGAATTTCTAACTGTTGTAGATGATATTGTCATGGTTATCCTATATAATCATTTTACTTTCTAGGCAATATTTCTTTACCTTGTTTTTCTTCTATATCATAAGATTGTTCTCTTAATCCGTATTTTTGCTCTCTAGCAATTTCAATTTGGTCAGAAAGATCATAATCTTCTATCATATCTGCTCTTGCTTGTCTTTTAAAAGCATTAAAAACAGTGTCAATAATAATCTCTTTTCCTCCACGATTATTCTCATCTCCTTCTTGAGCAAGTTCATATTCTTGAGACTCTATGACATCTGATAAAGTATCATATAAATTAAGACCATTTATTTCAGTCTTACCTATTCTTTCTATCCAATAGTTATGAGCTGATTGACCATTTTTAATAATTTGTGTTAAGTTAATATTTTCAATTTTACGATCTGGTTGAGTTAATCTTCTTCTTAATCTCATAATTTCAACACGAACTTTATCTTCTTTTATTTTTGATTTTCTTCCAACCATAAGAGGACCAGCTGTTAAACCTAAATAAGACAAACCACCTTCAGGATTATAATAAATAGATGTTGGATTTTTAGTAACAGGTTCACCAGTTAATATATCTCTTCTTACTTCTAAATTTTCATCTTTAGAAATAAAATATGCTTTTTTTATAACCTCATCTACAAAATCTCTAGCTTCATAAGATTCTTGATCTGCCTCTATAATTCCTGGTATACCTTGACCTACAAGTGCTTGATAAGGAATTGAATTACCTACAATTCTACCTAAATATTTTGATAATTTTTTAGGATCATCACTTGATCCAACTTCATAGGCATCTGCTAAACCTCTCATGTATGCTTTGTTTAATAAACCTTTAGCTGCTGATGAGACAGCAACAAATGCTATATTTTCTTTATCTTCATCATTAATATTATCTGAATTTTCCCATACATCTGCCATGATACCAAATATATAAAAACGAGGGTCCATTCTATTATATTGTTTATAAACAATAGATCCATCATCTTGTTTTTCTGCAATAGAATATGGTTGCCATCCATTTGCTTCCCATTGTTTTCTAATTTGATAATCTTTTGGTCCAGCTCCTGTTATTCTTCTATAAACATTTCCATCTTTATCTTCTATATCTGACATAGCTAAATTCATTGCATAGGTCATTGCAGATATACCAAATATTTGCCTACCAAGAACATCTGCTCTAGCTCTAGGATCTCCAGAGTTCCAAGCATCTCTCATAGGTTTTGTAAATGCACCATAAACAGGAATACGAGTTTCAAACTGTCTCCATAAATTTGTTGGTGTTCTAACAAATGGAGTTAAAAATCTTAAATACGGAGCTTGTTCAATAAATTTTTGCCAAGCATATCCAATATTAAAAAACCTTCCATCATTTAATCCATTTGTAAAAGTTGCCTCTCTTGCATTTTGTAAAGATCTAGCTGCAATTTCATTATCTAAAACATTTGCTTTTCCATTTTTATCAAAACCATTTTTAAATATTTTTTCTATATTTGCTTTTCCCTCTTTAGATCCAAGATCTAAACCAAGTTCTAAAGTATTCGCAACCGCTTCAGAATATAATCTTCCTCTGTAATTAAATTGTTTAAATATTTCATCACCTGTCATTAATAATCTTACAGGAAGCTCAACAACTTTTCCTAAAAAATCAATCATATTTCCTGCAATTCCAGATATTTCTAATGCACTTCCACTTATGGGTCTTATGGCTTTTCCATCAACAATTTGTAAATTATCTTGAGTTCTTTGAAACGGATCTAAAACCGCATCACCTTGTTTAAATGCTGTTCTAATTGCTCTAAAAGTATCGCCAATTTGAAATATCATTCCTTGATATTGAGCAAAACCAAGCTGTATTGTTCTTTTGTCTCTTCTAAGTGCAGCTCCTGCAACAACTTCTATAGGTTTTAAAAGTAATTCGTAAGAGTTTGAAAGTATGTTAATTGCATGAGTAAAAGTTCCTGACAATAAAGAGTTAATATATAGTGAATTAAATGCTTCAATATATCTTGAGAATTTTGATTTAGAAACTTCATGTATAATTTGATCTGGTGCTATATCTTTTATTTTTTTTGCTAAGACTGCGGGGTTAGAATCAAAGTTTTTAAATAAAGTTGCAATCTTACCAATCTCTAATATTTCTCCACCCGCTCTTGAAACTTTTAGTCTACCTGCTTGAGTTACTCTTGCCGCTCCTCTTATAATTTCTTTTGTTTTGTAAAAAGTTTCTGCAATCACCTTACCTCGTAAAGCAATTTCTTCTTTTGCTTCTTTAGACCAATTTGAAACATCATCTCCAAATTCATCAAGATATTTTCCTGCAACTTTTTGATAATCAACTGCTAAATCTTGTAAAACTTGTTTTGTTGCTAACATTTTGACAACACCTTCTTTTGAATCTTTTTCTTTAAATACAGTTTTTAAAACTTCGTTTTTATCTCTTGATAAAAGAGTTGCTAATTCTTCTGCAACTTCATTTTTTAAAACATCGTTTTCTAAATATTCTTTCGTAACGTCATCAAAAGCATTGTCTGTTACATTGTCAATCGTATGTAAAACTTCATCACCACTTTTAAATGCACCTGTATTAATAACTCTACTAATCCAAAGTTCAGATGTTTGTTTAGCAGTTTCTTTTGATGATTTTATTGTTTTAACTGCTTCTTTTAAATTAATAGATGCGTGTCCCTCAAAAGCAGCTTTTTTCGTTCTTTTAGTTTTTTTTCCTTTTTCAATATCATTTATAACATCAGCTGTTTCTTTTTGAATTTTAGCTCTTACATCAAGATCGTTTGTTGCTTTCATTTTCTTGAAACCTTTTACACCGTGATATATTTGTCTTGCTTTTTGAACTGCAGATTTTGCTGCTTCAGGAGAAGATCTTAATCCAGTAGCAACTACATCAACGATTCCTCCTAACATTATTCCTTCTAAAACATTTTTTAATCTTCCTTCAAATTCTGTGTCACTTTCATTAGTTGCTAAATATTGAGTCACTGCATTATTAAGAACAGGAGAATCAAATTCTATAAGCATATCGGATAAACGACCTTCATTAGGATCAAAGACAGTAAGATCAGCAATACCTCCTGCAATATATGCTCTTGCTCTTCCTAAGCGATTATAACCTTTTAAAAATTTAGCAGGTCCAGCATAACCAGTTAAAAATCTTGATATACCTTCTGTGACTTGTCCTGCTTTTGTTTCTGGTTGATGAAATTGTGGTAAATTTCTTTTTTCAGAATATTTTTGTTCTTTCCATTTTTGAGGTGTAACTATTCTTGGAATAAAATCTTTAAATGTAGTTGTTCCATCTCCATCACCAAACTCAAGTCCACCAAGAGGAATAATATTTTCTTCTAAAAAATCTCCTTGTGCTTCAACTGCATTAATAGCTCCTTGAGGAACAGAAAGTGCCATATCTTCTAAAGTATTCCAAAAGTTAACATCTTTTTCATCAGGTTTTTTATTTAAACCTGGTTGTATAGGAACAATAGGTTTGGTTTCCTTTTCATCTATTTCTAAGATTCCTAAAACCTCTGGAGATAATTGTGTTGCCATGTTACTCCGTGACTTGAGTTGCTGTTACTTGTTTTTTTAATATTGGTAGATAATCATTTAAAAAAGCTCCAATATCTCCTACTGTTATTGTTTTTCCATTTTCAGTAATTTTCGTTACATAACCTTGTGCTTTTGCTATCTGTCTATATCTCTTTACAGTTAAAGCATCTAATTGACCTTGTGCTAAAAGTTTTGCATCTTTCATTACTCTATTTTTTTCTGCAACAATATCAAAAGTATCTTCAGTAAAAGATCTGGATTTTATTCTTGATATTTTTCTATCTTGATAAATATTATTTAAGGTACTTGTTAAATTTCTAACAAATGATTTTTTATTTTCTAAAGTAGCTTCAGGATTTCCATCAATATAATCATTAATCATTTGATCATATTCAGCTTCTATTTCATTTGCTATTAAACGATCTTCAAGTGTTGCTGGTATTCCAAGTTTTTTATCAGTGATACTTTTTAATAAACTTGTTTTTGCATCTTTAGAAAAATCATAGAATGATTTATTTTCTCCTATTTTGTTTATAATATTTTCATGTTGAACTTCTTGTTTATTAATTGATTCTTTTATAGATGCGATTTTATTTTTTAAAACAGTAGATGGTTTAAAACCATTACTTCTTTCTAATTTTTCATAATTTTCAATCAAATCTCTCGCTTCATTAAAATTAGCATTTTCATCTCCAACAACTGTAAGTTCATTAATTCTTGTTTGAATTGAGTTATAAGATATAGCTGCAAATTCTTCATTAGAGGTTGTTTTTTCTCCACCTAAACTATCATCTATTGATTTCATTAAATCAACATTTCTGCTATTTTTTACAACTCTAATAAAATCTCCTGATAATAAATTCTTTTTAAATTTTTTAATATGATCTTCTTCTTTATTTTTAGGAAATTTAAAATCTCTTGAAAGTTCTTTTATAGATTTAATTCCTTGCTCTTCATATTTTTTTCTTTTTTTAAGATCTTTTTCTGTAGAATATTTTCCTATAATAATATTCAAACCATCATTGGTAACTTTAATAGTATCTTTTTCTAATGCGTTATATGAATTTTTTTTAACTGTATTTACATATTCAGAATATTCAATATCTAATAAATTATTAACTCTTTCTCTAACTCTTCTGTTTTTAATATTTGCTAATTTTGAATCTTTGCTTGTTTGATATGATTTTTGAAGTTTGTTTATTGCATCATCTTCATTTATATTATCTTTGTTTTGTTGTATTGTTTTATCAATATCTCCTTTAATTGTATTTACAATTTTTACACTTTCAGTTTTTTCAGCAATATTTCTTTTTTGAAGAGCAAATTCTGCAACTTGATTGGCAGCTGGTAATAAAGCACCTGCAACACCTCCAGTTGGACTAATTTGAGATGTTGATTTTACAGCTCCAATTTCTGTAGTGGGTCTACCTTGTGCTGTATATGTAGGAATCTTTATCGCCATAATTATCCAAATGTTTTAAGTAAACTTGTTCCTGCTTGTGCATAGTAACCAATCTCTTGTGCCTTAGCTTGATTTCTAGCAACCTGACCTTGAATACGAGAAAATTGAGCTTCTTCAAATTTTTTTTGTTTTCCAACTTTAGCATTATATTCAATAATATCTTTTTCTATTTCTGCTTGTTCTGCATTTTGTCTTAATATTCTTAAACCTGTTCCAGAAAGATCAGCACCAGAAAATAATATTCTTGTTTTGGTTTGACCTTGTAATTGTCTAAATTGATCTTCAAATCTTGCAATATCAAATTCAGCTTGTTGTTCTATTCTTTCGCCTTCTTGTTCTGCAATTTGTGCATTTCTGTTTTGAACTTGTTGATTATATTTACCAGCAGCACTGGCTTGTCTTGCAGCTGCAACTGATGTTGCCGCTGAAACTACTCCTGCTGCTGTAGCTATTTGACTAGCTGTAATTGCTGGTGCAATAAATGCCATTAAAATATCCTCGCATATCTGTTGTGATCTGTTTTATCAAATCCGTATTGTTTCATAATTCCTTCATCTTGTAGACCTAACCATTTTGCAAATCTTAAACCTTGTGCAAAGTTAGATCTTACTGCAGTTTGTACTCTCCATAAACCATGTTCTTTTGCAACACGAGCAAAATCTTTTTTGATTGCACGAGCTACTAGTAAAGGATGATCCCAAACTTTTGCGGTAGCCAGCACCCAACCTTCTGCAACACCTTTCCATATTGGTTTCATTCCTGCAGCAAAGATAGGTTTGTCATCAACTAAACCTGTGAATGCTAATCCGTTTTCTTCTAAGTTCAATGCTTCTCCTTCAAACTTTGCATCCTTATCCATAAGGATATGGTTCATTTGTTGTGACAGAATATATATGCCATGATCTTTAGTGAATGGCACAATATGTAGTATGTTATCCGTCATTTGTCTGTAATCTAGGATATAACGATAAAATCGTTAAAGGTAAAGGTTGAGTTTGTCTTACAAACACAAAACCATCGGTTTCATAGTTACCCCTAAATTCTACTTCTTTATCTCCTGTAAATACTGGAACTCCTTCATCCATTTCATCTGCTGAAGATCTAAATGGTATACGTTCCATATTGTTTAAATCAGGTCCTACTTCCACACCAATAGATTCATATAATCTAATGGTGACATCATAGATTCTTTTTGTTTTACCTTGTGATGTTCCATCCTGAGATCCTGCATCTATTCTCATGGTTTGTAATAACGATGTATAAGGTAATCCTACTTTAACTTTTTCAGATGAACGATCTAATGTAATTGATCCAGATGAAACTGTTTTATCAGGATGAGTTGCACCATCTGCAAGAACAGATACTGTCTCACCTTCTAAGTGATCTAATCCTGAAATCGTTGTCGTTGCACTCCCATCATATTCTAATTGTGAATCTAAAAAATTAAATGATGTGTCATCGGTCTCATCAAAGTCAAAGTTATGTAAATACTCTACATATCTTCTTGTTACACTGTTTACAGTTCTTTTAATAATTACATAAACTTGATATTCGTTATTATCCGTTGGTATCACAGCAACACTTTCACATACTGCATTACCTGAACTAAATGATCCACCAAAGATATGTCTATGCCAAGCAGTAACTTGTTGATCTCTTTGATAAGTAAAACCTATTAACTCTCCATCACCTCTTACCATCCAAACAATTTGATTAGGTTCTTGTTGGAATGCCATTTGAGTTACACCACCTTCGGTAATATGCTCAGCAAGGATCGTCATGTCAGGTGCAAGATAACCATCTACATCAAAGTTATAAGCAAGTTCTCTAACTTTTCTTTTAGCACGTTGTAAAAATAATGTTGCGTTACCTGCAGCAATAGCATCTACATTAGCTGCACCATGATTAGATTGTTTCTTAATTAAGATATTTGTTGGAGTAATTGCTGCATCGGTTGCACCACCTGATACAGTAAACTCACCACCTGCAGTACCAATAATCAATGTTCTTGTTGCAGTCATAAAACGTACAGCGTTTACTTGGTTAGATGCAATGGTATAAATAATGGCATCATCATCTGCAATCGTACCACCTCTATTCTCATTCATGTTTTCATAATCACCTGACTTAGAAAAGAATATGGTTTGAGGTTGGTCGGTTGTTCCTGCAAAAACTAATCTTTGTTCAAAGAAAGTTACGCAAGTTGGATGACCTGTGGTATCTGAGAATGAACCTAATGACCAATCAGTAGATGATGATCCAGAATCTGTATCTTCTAATATTTCCCAAGTAACTGATGTTGCAGAAGTATAAGCTGTAATTTTTCCATAACCATCTCTAAATCTAACTAATCTTCCAACATCTGTAGATACAAATAAATCTGCACTAGCGGTTAATGTTCTTCCTGTTCCAACTGTATGAGTTGAAGTGCTTAAAGTTGTTGTTGTAATATTATCGTCTAGGTAGGGACCATCAGTAAATTCAACATCTGCCAATGTCCATGATGTATGACCTGTTCTTGAAAGTTTTTCTACTTCGTGATCTGGATGACAAAGATACATTACGTCAGCTGACTGAGCAAACTTAATATCAAATAAATCATTAGTTCCGTATGGGGTAGATATTTCATAAACTCTATTTGCAGTACCCCCAGATGTATATGCTGTAAATCCTGAACCATCTATATCGTTTCCATCTATATCTGTGATCTCAAATGTATTGGTTGTTTTGTTTGCAACTCTATAGCGTTTGCCATTAAGTTCAGTCATCCCAACCACACCTGAGATTTCTATTTCATCATTGTTTGAATACCCATGAGCAGTAGCAGTAATTACAACTGGATCTGCTTGGGTTGCACCAGAGATCGTTACATCGCCTTCTAGTATTGCACCATTGTCTTTATAGAAACGAATATATTGATTTCCAAACTCAAGCATATACGTTTGTGTGGTAGAAAATTCAAATGGAATTAATCTTGTTTTTGCAGAACTATCTTTAACCTCTGCAACAAACTGAGTTCCTGATCTTCTTGCTGCTGATCCATGAGGATATATGACAAAGTTTTCTAACGTCTTACACGCAGATGTATATTTAGATAAATCATTACGACCATCTAATCTTGGTGAAAATTCTCCACCTGTAAAGTTTGTAAGCTGTGCGGCAACTCTTGCCATATTTAAAACCTTGAGTTAATGAATGAACCTGCATCAATCACATCTGCTAAACCATTTTCTTGAGTCGTATTCTGACCTTCAGTTGAATCAACAAATCTTGCTTCTTTTAATTTATCTTGAAACAATCTATACATATTTTGTGTAAGTGGATTTGATGATGTTACGGCATAAGCAATGTCAGCAGCGAGTGCTGCAGATAATGTTTCTCTTAATAATTCGTCATACTCATTTGGATCTTCTACTCTTGAAATATACAAAATCTTCATTGAAGAATTGTTTGTTAAAATCTTTCTACCTTCTACTTTGTGGTCTGAGTCGTAGTCCAATATTCTGAGCAATCGTAAACAATCTGGTGGCAAAGTATATTGGTTGGAAAATCCCCATGGTGGAGTGTCTGTATCTTGTGCAAGTTGAACTCGCTTTTGTAAACAATTCCAAGGGTGAGATCTGAATATTGAATCTCGTACTTGATTGTATCTTGCATTACATAATCTTGCATTTTTAGAATCTTCAGTCAATGAAAGGATGGTAGATGCACCCAGTTGATTTAATGCTCCGTTACAAATATCTACTACTGATGCCATATTTATTATAAATCTCCTGTTGCGTTAGACCTTGTTCGTCTTTCTTTTGCTTTGATCTTCCATCAATATCTTTTTCTGAAATAATTTCAACCAAAGCATATCTATATACTCTAGTATCGTCTTGCCATTGAAAATGCAATAACTTCTTAGGTTCTTTGTATTGTCCTAAATTACGAGGATCAAAATCATTTTTTGTCATCTTTGATAATATATTTACGCCTAATCTTTCTAGGTGTAGACATTTGCCAAATCTCTTCTTCGGTCATTCCTTGATCTGGATTCCAACCATAATGTGCTTTGGATGTATGTTTAAATCTATCTACCAAGATAAATCTATAGACGTAATCGCCTTTTTTATAATGAAGTATTGTTTTGAGTTCTTTAAGTTTTTGCATAAATCAGGGGGGTGTTACCACCCCCCATAATTATTGTGATTAGTTTACAACGTATTGAACGTTAAAACTCATGTCACCAGCTGTACCACCAGTTGCATTGAAAGTAGCAGCAACATAGTAGAACCCACCAGAGTCCTCACTGTCACCAGCTAATTCGTACATCTTTTGACCAGCAGTGTTGATGTTAGCTTCTTCGAATCTAACGTCTGCCATTCCAGCTGCATCTGCAACAGAAGTAGCAAAGACATCTTCATCTTTTACTGTTCCATCAGTTGAGTAGATACCAACGTTGAATGTGCATGAACCACCTAAGTTGTCCGAGCCAATAAATAGCTGAGTTACTGTAGCGTTAGATGGGATAGGTGCTAACATAACAACATCGTTGTCTGTAGAATCACCTGCCGCTAATGCGATAGTACCTTGTGCTACCCTTACAACTCCGTGTAAGTTACTAGCTTCGTTTGCAACCTGTGGAGATGCTTCAAAGTTAGATACTAATGTTGAATTTTTAGTAGTCATAATTTTTATCTCCTCCTATTATGATTCGGTTGCTTGGATTTCAACTACTTTAGCTTCTTCCATTCTAGTCGCACCGAATGATGCACAGTAATAAACTTGAGTCGCATAACCTTTGTCAGCTCTCTCATCTATTCTTGCTGTTACATCTTTTCCTACACCGATAGCTAAACCATCTTGAGCGTAAGCGATACACTGTCTTTTAGAACCAGTAGCATTCAATCTGTTTGATACAATAAAATTAAAGCCTAAGAATTGATTTACATCACCTGAAGCTAATGCTTTTACTGTATTGAAGTCACTTGAAGTCACTTCTGTTGTACCTAATAAATCAGTAATCTGCTTAGGCGACACAATGATGTGTCTAGTGATTGAAGGATCAACAGACGCTGCATCTAAGATTTCTTTTGCTGATCTTAGTTTTGCGATTGTTAAACCATCAGTATCAGCAGTACCTAACTTTTGACCTGAAGGTAAAGCTGTTGCTGTACTTCCAGTTTCGCCAGTTTGTGCTGTGCCTAATGCTGCAGTTATGATTTCATCATCCATTGCTCTACCCATAGCGTAAGCTGCTGCTTGAGCATAAGATGAAGTTGGATCAATTAAGAGTCTTACCTTGTCTTGATCGTCAATTAAGTCTGCGAACTCATAGTCCACCAATGAAACTCTTCTTCTCTCGTGAGGAGTATCAATTTGTGGAGTGTCTCCGTGTCTGCTCGTTCTTTTTTGAGCAGTTACAGAACCAACTTGGTCAAAGAACGCATTCTTTCCAACGACTGATTCAAGACGAACTTTGTCTCTTAACAACGATCCCATTTGTTGAGATAGCATTTGTATGTTAGCAGAATACTGCTGTACAAAAGCTGTTGTTACTTGTGTAGACATATTTGTCTCTCCTTATTTGTTATAGTTTAGTTGAACAAAACAGAGAGGTTCTCCATCAGAATTGATAGGCATCTCTTGCATTTAAGGTCTGTTAGACCAGAGTCTATTCCTTCTTGTCAGTAAGGTTCTTTTTACGAATTGTCTTACTATTAACCCACTTAACGTATTCGTCAGCGATTGGCAAGGGGTTTTGTTTCTGATACTCAGTTCCGCACTCCTTCACCAATCGTAAGACTTCTAACCTAAGTTCTCTATCTGTTAGATTATTTTCCGCCATTCATCATCTCTCTCATCGTAAAGACTTGCTGTACGATTTTAGCGTGTTCTGGATGACCTTTATTCCAATATGGACTTTGTGGATCATTCATAATCCTAGAGATTTCTTGTTCAAGATCTCTACCTTGATTGACGTTTTCACTTTCAGTTGTTACCATTTTATCCTCAGATAACATTCCAGCAATCTTAGCAAATCCTTTAATGACATCTGGATGATCTCCAAGTCTTGTGCCATCTTTCATTTGCATATCTAACACTTCAGCAGACATATTTGCATTCGCAATAGATGCAGCTTTCTTAATGTTCTCATCGTATTGTTTTCCCCACTCTTGTCTCAACTGCTGTTGAGCTTGAGCTTGTGCAGTTTCAGTATCTACTTGTGCTTGTTGCAAAGATTGTTCTGAGTTTGATTTATAAAAATCCAAGATCGCTTGAGCTTGTCTTTCATTCAAACCTGTTTTGTGAGCCACATCTGCAAATGCTTTAATTGCATTATCATCTACAGGAGCAACTTCTGATTTAAAATCTAGCTTATACTTGTCAGGCGTTTCAGGTCGTCCAAGTTTATCATAGACTTCATTCCACTGATCTTCAGTAGAATTATTATTAGGGACAGCAACTTTATCTTGACCAATCATGCGTGTTGCATTGATGTATGACTTTGCTAACGCATCAATCTCTGTGAACTTAGAAATGTTTGGATCGTTTCTAAACTCTTCACTGATGATATCTTTCCAAGATTTAGCTGTTTGTACTGTACTATCAGTTGTTGATGATACAGTGGTTTGATTTGTTTCTGTAGATGTTTCGGGTTGTGTTGGTGTCTCTACAGGCGGAGTGTTACTCTCCGTTATCTGTTCGTTTGACATTTTCGTTTTCCTTTTGCAGCATTGATTTAATAAATAGAAGAACGCTGCGTTGTCCTTCCATATATGCACTTTCGTGGCTATCACCTTTTACATTGGTGGTAGACATAAAGTGACATCGCTTTTCTAAATCATCCATGACAAACTTGCCTTGGTCTGATCCAAAAACTATTTTATAAACTTCTTTGAGTTTTTTTATTTCTTTTATCACTATTCAATTTCAGCGTTTGCTAGAGCCTTTGCTTCTTCGGGTAATGCTTTAGCAAGTGGTGCTACCTTTCCTCCAGCTTCTGCAACTTGTTGAAGTGTCTGCATATCTTGCATCTGCTGTTGTTGTTGTTCTTTTTGTTGTCTTTCTGCATTCACTTGTGATTGTGGTTTTAACACTTTTTGTGGAACACCGACAATATCTAGTAAATGTTTTACTAACTTATCAAAGTTTACATAATCAAACACAGGTGCAACATTTGCAAGTGATCCCATAATTTCTATACCACGCATAATAGATTGTAACTCAGTAGACTTTTGAGCTTTAGCTAGTGGTGATACATATTCAATCTCTACATCTTTACCTGCTAAAAATTCTGGTGCAGGTCTAAACATATTTTTTCTCAAGAGAATATTAAACGCTCTATCAATTAATGGTTTAAGTAATTCTGATTGTAATCTTCCTAACACTGGTCCTAATAATCTCATCTTCTCTTCATTTCTTTGAATCACTTCTGTTGCTGTCATTTGTGGACCTTGTTGCATCATCAGTTGATTAACATAGAAACTATTTCTAATTGAGTTTCTTCTTTGCTCTTCCATGTTCAATCCTAATGGATTGTTTGCACCAATGTTTAAAGGTTCAATTCTATCTCGTGTTCCTGATCTATAAAAATTTAAACCACCAGGGACAGTTCTAACAGGGAGTAAGAAACCATCGTCAGGCACAAGTAAAGGGGGATCTACTTGTTTCTGTGCTGCTTTAATTGTCGTCTTAGACATTTCATTTAACATCTTCACATCAGGTAAAGCAGTCATCGCTGGTGATCTTCCGTAAATTTCATGTGATGCTTTTAAATATCTTGGTACAACAAATGGAAACTCTCTGTAACCTGATACCGATAGCTCTTCACCTTTTTCACTCATGTATACAGATTCAAATGGCATATTTTTTTGATCTTGTTTAACTGGATCAAAGTCTGCTCTTGGATATACTGCGTGAATAATTTCTACTTCTTCATATGGATCTTTTTTTGCAATCACTTCAAACTCTGGAGATGTTCCAAACTTTTGTATTGCAGCTCTTGCAGATAATTTAAACTTTCTAAATATGGTATCTATTTTACCTTTGTCGTTTTCTGCAATGTAAATTTCATTAATGTGCCTTGTAGAAAATTTTAAAATATCATCTTCATCTTCTTCAACAAACATTGCAGCTGTACCAAAAGTAATCAGATCGTGATAAAGTTCAAAGATCTCTTGTTGAAAGTTAGAACGATTGAATGCGGTGTACATTGTATCTGTTGCAGACTCTAACCATTCTTTTGCTTCATCTTCAAAATCCATATCCTCTTCTTTAAATCTTAAAGAGAACCAAGGTGTAGATGGGTTTGTTAGCATACCATGTAATGATGCTGATAATAATTCTACTGCTTGTAAAGGAGAACTATCAAAGATAAGTTCTGTTCTTTTATCACCTCTTGATCTTGTTTTAGTAACATCTGCTTTTCTTGGCATCATGTAGTCTGCTACTTCTTGCCAATGCGTTTCCCAGTTTTGTCTTTGTGATGACAAACGATCAAATCGTTTCATCAATGCTTTTGTTAAATCTGTCTTTGCCATTATTGTCCTAATAAACTTCTTCTACCAAGTGTTGCTGTTTCTTCTTGTACACCCGCAGGTCCAGTTAGTATCGTTGCAGATCTTCCTCTACGTTTTGTTTTTCTGCTGTCATAACCATCCATAGATGTTGCAGTAGATTGTGAAACTTCTGCTTCTGTTGGAGCTGTCACAGGTTGTGGTGGAGGTGGAGCAGGGGGTGATGGTTTTCTGATTACGCCTCCCATACTATTCTCCTAATAAAGTTTTCTTACCAATCTCTGCTTCTTCTTCAACACCCATTGGTCCAGTTAATATTGTAGAACGTCTGCCTGTTCTTTTACGATCTCTTCTTAATTGATCTTGTCTAATCTGTTCTTTTTCTTCAGCTGATAATTCCGCAGATGGCGGTTCAGGTGCGGGTTGCACTGGAGGTAATGCTGGCATTTTTGGCGAAAAAATTGATCCCATAATTTATATAATCCTGTATTCATTATCTGCTACACTTTGTGGTGCAGTTTGTCTAGTATTAAGTTCTTGTAGTCCAACTGCAAGATACCTCATAGCATCACAAGCATGACTACTCCAATCGTGTACAGGTTTAGATCTGAACATCCTGTTCTTGTCTATGTACTTTCTGTGATAATGTCTTAACGCATCTATGAGTTTTTTGCAATGATCTACATCAATCCAAACTCTTGGCAACAACATACTGGTTGCGTGTATTCCATCTTCTAGGGGTAATTTTGGAACGACTTTGAACCTCACCCCTAATTGATAAGCGACCTCTCTACGGGTCTTACCATTACCAAAGTCAGTCACTTCAATATCATGGGGTGCATAATGATCTGCATAGACATAATCTTTTTCTTTAATCAGCTGAACAAAGAAAGGTAAACCCTGACCTCGTTCTTCAATGTAATCTATAATATTAATGGATCTGCCTAGTTGCTGCCAAAAGATAATCGCCGTGTGATCTGAGACCCCTAAGTCCCAAGCGGTATAGACAGGCAAGGAAGGATCATAAGGCACACGAGTAATTTGTCTGCTGTTCTCCATATCTGCTATGGTCTTGCCATAAATTGCACCTTCAATGTTTGCCGTCCACTCACATTCAAACTCTTGCTTAAACTTATTTTCACCCATAATGGCTTGTGCAGCATCTAACTCTTCTTGATCTACAATCTTCGTATCTGAGGCTCTGGCTTTGTAATGAAACCAATCGTCTGCGGATTGTGCATGAAGATAAAGCTCATAGAAGTTATTATTCATTCCTTGAGGTGTTCCAATAAATACGCAGTAACCTTTTCTATCTGAGAGTGCAGGTCTAATAATCTCTGGAAACAATCGTTCATTGACGTTGGCATATTCATCAATCACACAACCATCAAGATAAATACCCCTTAATCCATCGCAGTTCTCTGAACCTAGTAAGGTAATTCTAGCACCATTGGGTAAATCTACTCTAAGTTCTGTTTCGTTAAATCTTGTACCTTGTATCTTTTGGGTAAACTGTTTCATGTAATCCCAAGCAATAGATTTGGCTTGTTTAAAGGTTGGAGCAATATAAGCAAATCTAGGGTTCTTGAGTTTGCTCGTCATTGCAGATCGTATCAAATGATTAATCATACAGACGGTTTTGCCAAACCTTCTATGGCAAACTAGCACTGACCAACGATATTGATTGATACGATAGTGTATATACTTTTGAAATTTTCTAGGGGTGTATTCTATTTTAGCTTCCATTAGTGAACAGTGTCTGTAACGTAGTTGTTATCTGGATTATATTCAAAACCAAGACTTGCCATGACCCAATCCATATACATCATAGAGGTCATTTCATTAGGTAAACCTGTAATCTTAATCACCACATTGTTTGTTTTAGGATCAATGTAAACGACTGATTTAATATCTTTAGTATCAAACTCATCCATACCTACTACATATAGTAAAATATTATTTTGAAAAGGAGGTCTAGCAAAGGAAAAGGTGTGGGTTGTTTGTGGGGTGTGGGGTGTGTGTGTTCGTGTAAAGGTGTCCTACAGTCCCATGTAATATATCGTATATATCGGCGACCATTTTGTGGGGTATAGGGGGGTCGCCAATCTAAAAAAACAACTGTTGCAAAAATACAACAACATATTTCTTAATAAATATAGTTCCGATAACTAAACAGTATCGGAAATATATTATAGGTTGTCTTAAATATTATTGAGCCGTTGCTGATGTTGTGAGAAATGGATGCGGCGATGTCTTGATAAGAATAGCAACTTTCAACACCAATAATATTTTTAAATTAATTTAATTCTATGTATTGACTTATATATTAATCTGATATATTGATATTTAAAACAATGAAACGAAAGGTAATAAAATGACAAAAAATAAACCACAAGTAATTAATGGTTTTTACAACTACATTGTTAAATACAAAAAAGAAAATGATGTAAAATTAAATCATTTTTTTTCAAATGATCTTAAAGATTTATTTGAAAGGATTAATGACTGGAAAAGTTCAAATTGTGTTTATCAAGATGAGATAATAGAAATTAAACAAGTAATGGAAGGATAAAACAAAATGGCACAAGAAATAAAAACAACTTTTAAATATGATTTCTTTGAAATTGATTGGCATGGAGGAGCAACTTTCAATGTTTATCCTATTGATGAGATAGGCGTTAGAGATCAAGAAATAGATTGCTTTACAGTTTATAATGTTAAGACAATCAATGAAGCTGAAAAACATTGCGACAATTACGCTAAAAATAATTAACCAATAAACAAATTAACCCCTGTTAGATTAATTTTTAACAGGGGTTTTTTTATGCTTAAAATAATTTTATTTTTTTTAATTTTAACTATTGACTATATATAAAATTGATATATACGACAGATAAACAACGAAAGGATAAAACAATGCAAAGATACTTTGAGTGTTATGGAATTAATAAAGAGGGTAAATTTGATACTCAATATGTTAATTTCAATTCAATCTTTGGTACTGGTTATGCAACATTTACACCAAAGAAAAACGAACTAAAAAAACACAGCTCTTTTAAATCAATTTCTTATTATAGAGTTGTAGATGGTGTTCCTATTTACAATGATAATAATGAATTTATTAGAGTTCAATATTAAAACAACAATAGAAAGGTAATACAATGCAACAACAAAAAACAATAGCTAACGACTGGAATTTGTATTTAAAAGAATTACAAAAAACAGCTCAAGAAAGTAAAACACCATATAAAATAATTCCATATAAAAATGGTAAAGGAATTAAAAAAGTAATTGTTGAAAGGCAGGTAGCATAATGACAACAGTTCTTGGAATATTAATCTTAGTTATAACAGCTATTGTAAGTTATTATGTGTTAACCAAAGTAGATCAAAAATTTTAAACAACAGAAAGGATAAAACAAAATGATTATAAATAAACATAATGTTGATGGATTTACTTTAAGTGATTTCATCATGAATAAATATGGTCATGAGCTTTACATAAAAGAAAGGTATATTGGTTATAATTTAACTGAAGCAAAAAAACTTTTTAAAAAAAAATGTAAAAACATTATTAGTAATGAAAATAAAATTATTAATAAACAACTGAAAGGATAATATGAAATACTCAATACAAAAAGAACTCGCCAAAAAATACGGCATCATTGTGCCTAAGACAATGACTGTTGCTAATACAATCAAGCTAATAAAAAAAACAAAAAAGAAAGGGAAATAAAATGAAAAAATATAATTTAGGAATAGTAGAAAGAGATAATGAAGTTATATTGTTTGAGGAAAGGAAAGATTTAGATTTAGAAATTGAAAGTTTTAAATCTGTTCTATCTTGCATGAGATACTTAAATAAAAATTATAAAAGAATAGATAATTCTTTTTATAAATATAACGGAACGTATATTAAAAAAACAAACTAATGAAATTGACCACCAATCAGATCAACAAATTAAAAGGCGATACCTTTTTGAACTGTTGGTCTGGTGGTGGTTTATTTAAAAAGATGTGCGTTAATAAATTAAAAAAAGATTATCTTGATCTATCTATAAAAATGATATACAAGAAATTAAAACAAAATAACAACAACGAAAGGACCAACAATGAAACTAAATAAAAACGATTATAAAAATTGTGAGTGGAAGAATTACACCTGCGAAATTGTTTATCGCTGGACTGTAACCGCTACATCTAAACAATCAGCTTTGGGTATGATTGATAATGAAATTGAAAATCCAAAGTGGGTTGAAGATGGAGATGAAATAAAAAAAACAAGAATAGACATCATCAAAGTAAACGATGAATATAATTATAAAACCATCTATGAAAAAGAGGTAGCGTAATGAAAGCGAAAGAAAAAAAAGAATTAAAAATGATTAATTTTATCTACAAAGAATTTGATAAAATTTCTAAAAATAAAAATGGTTTTATTTCTTTGCTTGATATTTGGGATACTGAATTTAAACTAGAAAAAAAGTTTAATGTAAGATCTAAAACATCACAAAAAATTAGTTCATTGGCAATGAAAATAAAAAAAAATAAAAATAAATTAAATTAATTATTCTTTAATGTAGAGGGGGGTAGGCTTTTCTATCTCTTCTACAATCCCCTCAATCTCTTTTATATCTGATGTATCTTGCCATGAAACATTAAGCGTAGTGTCCTGTTTCACTTGCTGAACTTTGTTGTCTGAATAAATGTCTGTGATCTTACCTGCGATCCATTTCAAGAAACTTTGTTTATCTCTAAGAAACAAAATAAGTGAATTATCAGGAACTTTATTGGTATCATAAATACGAAGCATCTTTTCAACCAGTGTTTGAACCCCATGCTTTCTAGCTTCAACGATTCTTTGTTCTATTTCTGGGTTCTTTTTTAACCAAGCGTAGAACTTCATCAAGCTGAACTGATACTGGTTGTCCTCTAAAATCTCTACTAAAGTCAGTCCGTTTACGAGTTTCTCGCAGATAGTATCTAGTTGGTTCGTTGTTATCAATTCTTGGTTTGACTTTTTGGTAATAGTATTCTTTGAGTTCTTCATCACTGTAATTTTTAAATTGTTTAAGTCCTTTTAGTTTTCTAATCCTAGCTTTATCAGAATATTTGTGTTTGTTAAATGCAAATCTATTTTGTCCACCATGATATTTGCAAAGGTACAATCCTGTTGCAGTTCTGTAACCCTTACAACCACAAGGTTTACCTGTTTGCCTAGACTTACCTTGGCATAGGATTTTTTGCATAGGTCTACCTACCAATTAATCCTCCCATGGTTTAATGTTGTTTCTAATATTATATGCTTTCTTCATCGCATAATAAGGGTTCTTCTTTTTAGCTAAGTTTTTCATCACCGCACCTGCATTCAGTTCCACTTTCGGCTTTTCGTTTTCCCTTTTTAATGCGATGGCTTCCTTTATATAATAAGGATTTCTTTTTAAATTATTTTGAAGATCAGCAAGGGGGAGTGTACTTAACAGTTCAATCTTTTCATACTTATCTTTATCTGATTTAAGTATATTGTATAATGTTATATATTGTTCTTCTAATGTCTGTATATTTGACACATTGTTTGTGTCAATTTGATACATTGATGTGTCAGATTTATACATACCAGTCTTTTCAGGTACTAAAAATGCGGCATTTATACGATAGGTTTTTCCTGACCTACCTTTAATCATCTTCAGTATATTTAGCTTGGCAAGTGTGAGCAAAGTGCGGTGAATGGTAGACCTAGAAAGACCTGTGTCCTTTGCAATCGTGCTATGCCTTAAACCACACTCATAATTGTTCCGCTTCCACGCATATTTCATAATAGACATATAAACATTGATGCAGTTGCTCTTTGCCTGACCTTTTACCTTATCCAAGTGGTGATAAAGAACATAAGTTGTCAGTAAGAACGATCTATTCGCCACAATTATACCTATTTTCTGCCATGTTTACAAACAACTTGGTGTTCCGCTTGTAACTTTCTCAAATAGGTAATCCAAACCCTCTCAGAAACAGGTCTTAAACGCCTTTTAAAGGGGTATATTTGCTTGATCTTATAAAATAGACCCTGACCTAACCCTTTCTTATAAAACACTAAAAAACAGGGTATATTTAACTCTCTAGCTATATACTCACTAACAGTTGTATACTTGACATAGTTACCTGTATCATAAACAGTTTCAACTATTGCCAATGGCTTCCAGCAACCCCAGTTTTTACAGATCTCAACGCTGTCAATATCAACCATAGCGATACCATCAAAGTCTCGGTGTCGTGCTGAATATAAATCCTTACTAAAGTGTTTAGCGTATCTCATAGTCTCTTACATTCCTTTCGTGTAGTAGTTGATCTAGTTGTTTTCTTAATTCTAGTTTCTCTTCTTGCAATTTAGAAATGATAACCTGTAAGTTTCCATTCTCTTCATCGTATTTACCTACAAGTTTCTCGTATTCGTTGAGTTGATCTTGCAACTTATCAATCCTAACTTCTAAATCCAAGTCGCCTCTATGTTCATCATTCATAGCTTTGTAATCTTTCTAATGCATCCTCTAGGAAATGCAGTAAGAAAACCATAATCAATAGAACCATCGCTATGCAAGTTGTAAGAACTAAAAGTAATAACTTTATCAGCATCTTCGTGATAAATATAACAAACGTCACAACAGATTGCAGGTTCATGGTTTTTAATTTCATCTTCAGTTTGCCAACCCCCATCTGAAGCATTGATATCAAACCACTCAATTTTGACTGGATCAAATCTGAACTTATCATTCATGCTCACCTTTCTTTCTTGCGTGTTCTTTTACAAGATCAGAAATTGTAACAGCACCTTTGGTGAATTCCTCAATCTTAATCATCCACTTGCTACTGGGTAAAGTCCAGTATTTAGGGTTGCCTGTAAGACACCATCGTTGGCATAAACAAGCAGGGTTATACCCCTCAATTCCTAATGCTTGACCAAACGAATAGTATGAGGTGTAGTTTTCCTTTTTATATTCTTCTAATGTCATGTTGCTCCTAGTTGTTTATAATTATTTTTGATATATCATTTTTATACTTGACGGCAAGAGTTATTTAATTTAAAGCTGTGGGAAACAACTTTATGAAACAAGATTTAGAACTAAAGATTAAACAAAGATTATCAGGTGGCGAGGGTCATCATCATT